GCTGGACATCGACGTAATCGCCACCGCCGACGATCAACCCTTCGCCGCCGCCAAGGTTCCAATAGAACGGCTCGCTGGCCGTGTTACTGGTCGGAGCGAACTCAACCTGCCCGCTGACATACGGCACTTCTGCCGCATGCACTGCAGAACAAACAGCCACCGCCAAACACAAAACAAAACGCATCATCGTCTTCACCCTCACTGTCACAGTCAAAAATTAGCCACCCGCCAACAATGCAGACAGCCCCAAAAATCACACCCGCAATCATCGCTGCAACTCCCGGTCACGCTCTGCTAGGCTGGATTGCAGCCACTCCCACCGCTGATTCACGCGACGATGGAATGTCACCATCGACCACACGATGCCGCAGCAGGCTGCCGACACGGCCATGATCGCTGCCACCGTAAACTGAAAATCACTCACGCCACCACCTCCTCAGCTGCCACACACCGCTCCATCTCCTGCACAGCACGCTGAATAAACAGCCAGACGCCCGCAGTGATTCCTGCCTGCACGCACAGCACAAACGATGTAAAGATTTCGTCACTCATGACTGCACCTTCATGAAAACGTGCCAGACGTAAAGACCGACGTACGCAGTGCCGATGTACTCACCCTCATAGTCGCTTGACCACAGCCCCCAATTAGTGCCAACAGTCTTAAATCTGACCTTATGCAGCACTTTTGACTCGCTGTCGAGTATCACCCACACGCACACCTCTCCGTCTCGCTCTCGCACGTGCAGTGCCTTAATAAACCCGGGAATTGTCTCTACTAACTCCCCGGAGTCAGGAATTTGAAACTCCCATATTATCCGCTGCTGCTCTCTGTCATTCATCGTCAAGCCCTCCAAACGCTTCCCGAAACTCCGCAACCTCCTGCTGGTCAATCCGCTCTTGTGCACACGCAAGGCAGATCGTTCCTGTTCGTGGCAGCCCGGCATTCTCGCGAATGTCGCGGGCTGCGTTGACTTCCGCCTGTTCCACGTGCTCGTGGCAGTCTTTGCATTTCATTGGTTCGCCTTTCGTGGCTGGCTGATTGACTCAATGTCAGGATACCTACTGTGGTGCATCAACTCATGCAACCACTCAGGCGGCACACTGCAACCCGCAGACGTGTATCTTTCGATTGCTGCGGATATGTGCTGTGCGCGATCCTGAACCCATAGCCGATACGGAAACAATCCAATTGGTGGCTTCGCGTCACTCATCGCTGCACCTGCCAATCTTCAACCGCCGCGTTTGCCGCGTGCAGTGCTGCACAAGCTGCAGCCGCTTGCTCTGTTGCCCATTCCGCCGCCCATTCCGGGTCTTCGTTGATGTCGCGGGTTGTCTGGTAATCAAGGGCTGCAACGGTCAACCACTCGCTAACGGTGGTGTACGTGTACCCCTGCAGGTCTGTTTCCAGTTGTTCGCCGAATTTGCCGAGGTTGGTTTTGTGGTGTCTGCTCATTGGTTCGCCTTTCATGGCTAATAAAAACAGCGGGCCGCAGCCCTCACAGAAATCTGACTCCCACGGCTGCAGGTCGCAGCCGCAGGAGCGACAGCGCTTGCTGCTGCTAACAACTAGCCGATATGCGTCTTTTGCACTTCCATTTACGGCACGCATCAGTCTGCATCCGTCGAAAATTCCTCAGAGAGATCCATGCCTGTAATCATCATTCCAGTGAACGTGTCGGCCAGTGACTTTGCAAGCTCCCGCAATTTGCCAACATCGTGCCCGGCCTGAATGATGACTGCCTGACCGTCAGAGTTTACGCCTGTCAGAATACTGATTGATCCGATGTTCATGGTCTCAACCTTTCGTAGTTGGTGTTTCGCGTCTAGCGTTCATGCCTCGCGTGTGTGTAATATATCGACAGTTTGACGACGTGGCAACACCATTGCAGAAACTTTTCCGAAATTATTTGGAAAGTTTCCGCCCCGCCCACCGCTCAACGTCGGTCTGATTGCAGACGAGTCTGCCGCAGCCTGTGCGCCAGGTTCGCAGCCTGCCGGTAGTTGCCGCACTGAGCAGGGTTGTACGGGGCATTTCCAGTGCTCGTGCGAGCTCAGAGCCTACTGTCCAGAGTCGGGATGCGTGGGGGTTTGCCATTGCTGTGATTCCTGAAAAGATTGCCCCGGTTGCCCGGGGCTGTTGTTGCTTGCTGATTGCCTCACAGAATGTTGACCAGCTTTGCACTTGCTGGCGGGTTGATACGCTCTGCCAGTTCGGCGAATGTCAGGTCGAGAAACTGCGAGTCCTGCCCGAAGCTGCATTTCCACACCAGCTTAACCGTGCCGCATCCGCTGCAGTCAATTGATACCGTCTTGCGGCCGAATGGCGTACTACCCAGCAATGCCCGCTGCGCTGCCGCTGTCATTGTGCCACGAAACCCGTCAAGCCCGTTGACTGCAAACTGTGCAGCAATTGAATACTGGTCAAGTGTGCTGCCGTCGTGCTTGACTGTGATTGCGTTTGCGTTGATGTGCTGCATCGTTCCGACCTTTCATAGTTGGTTTCGTTGTTCGGCGTTCGTGCCTGACACGTGTATTTGTATCGTCACTCTGTCGACGAGTCTACACTCAATTCGTCATTTTGTCGGATTTGGTCAGAATTCAGAACTGCCCCGCAATCCGCACAGACGGTGTCGGGGTCGCCGGTTGTCGGCAGGCTGATGTTCTCGTGTGGGCAGGTCATCACACCCGCCCCTGATAGATGCGAATCAGCTCCAAAGCCTGTTCGCCGTCCTGATCCCAGCCGAGTGCATGAATTGCACGCTGGCAGGTCAACTCGTGGCCTTTGCCAAGTTTGGCCTCCGTGGCTGCGATTGCTTCGCGTGCCTGCCGAGCTGTCATTTCGCTGTCGATATTCTGCATCAGTTCCGCCAGCGTCTCTGCTTCAGTGTGACGGCCAAACATTGCACGGCAGGTTGTGCGGTCAATCTGCCCATCGGCTGCAATTGCGCCGCCGACAATCCAGCCAGTGCCTCCCGTGTGGCCTTTGATCTTACGCAGTAGCCAGCCGCGATAAATCCAACCGAGTTCGTGTCGTGTCTTTGTGTGATGTTTCATTGCTGTTGCCTTTCGTGGCTGGTTATGGAAAGTGCAGGCACCGACCTGAGTCCCGTCCGGTGCCTGCTGGTTCTATCGGGCTTGCCTGTTCAGTTGCTTTTCCATCTGTCAATCATTCGCTTGCATCCCGCCAGCGTGTCAAGTGCCTCAACTGGTTCAAGGATTGAAACACCGTCCCACCCGCTGCGCTGCTCGTATACGATCCAATCGCCGTTCCAGTCGCGAGCGATACGGTAACCGCGATACTCGTACTCGCCTGTTGAAAGCCGCTTTGCTGTTGCTGTTGCTGTCATCGTTCCGACCTTTCATAGTTGGTTTCGTTGTTCGGCGTTCATGCCTCGCATGTAGGGAAGATATCGTCAGTCTGCCGACGAGTCTACAATAATCCCGGAGGATTCTCGACATTTTGGCGAAATAGCCCCGAGACCGCAGGAAACACTGAGTTCTCCGCAGTCCCGGGGCCGGGGGATTTGCTGAATTTGAGTGCTACGGCACCCCACCCACCGCAGTTCCCGGTGTCACCAATGAACCATCGGTCAACATGATCTGCAGCAGGCTTGCCCCGCTGTCCGTGAACAGGCGGGCTGTTGTATCTGCACCTGTTGCGGCCGCTCCGGTGTCCTCAATGTAGAGCTGAATCGGTGACGTTGTGCCCCAGCTCGCCACGCCCTGCAGTTCGGCAATCACGCTGGTCAGGTCAAACTGAATCACCCCGCCGCTACTACGTGTGGTCGCTTCGGCATAGGCTGTTGTTTTGGTCAGTGCCTGCAGTGCTGACAGGCTGGTCACGCTGCTGGCCTGACTGGTTGCGTATTCGAGCCCGTACACCCTGAGCGTGCGGCCTGATACCCTTGCAGACTGTGCGAGGACGACCGTTGACGAGTCCACGGATGCCGCTGCGGTCAGGTTGCTGTCACCGGTCGTCAGGTAGGCTGCGTATTCATACGTTGACGATCCAGCATCGCTGAAACCAACCACAGCCCGTGCCAGTGTCGTGACGCCCGTATCGGCACCGCCGTTGCCGCTGTAGGCTGATTTAGTCAACGTCTCGTCAAACGCACCGCCCGGACCCTCTTGATACCAGAACGTCACCGTGCCCGTGCCCGTGCGAATGTACAACTTCATTCCTGCCGATGGTGCCTGCAGCGTGTATGCACCCGCGCCAATCTCACCGCCGCCTGCTGTTGATGGCGGGTCGGTAAATGCCCACCGGATAGCCACGGTGCCAGTGCCGGACACAACAAACGTTGCAGTGTCGAATCCTGCCCAACTGTCGGCAGTCCACCAAGTCGAGGTTATCGTCTGCGTTGCCATTACACTGGACCCAATGTCAGGGATGAAGGGAATCGCGGAATGTACTCGGAATCGCTTGTGGGAAATGCCGTGGAGCCATTCCAGTACACATTACCGCCAACAACAATGGCCACCGGAACAAACGTGGTTGATGTTGTGGGGCTCCACACGCCCGGGGTAAATGATAGCCCCGGCTCTGTGTACATTGCGTCGTAGTCAAGCGAGTCCTGCGGCCAGTAGACGCACTGCACGTCGTTTGACGATGCCGGGTACGTGGCGTCGTAGATCTGCAGGGTAATGACCGGGATTTCCACGCCGTAGACAAAGAAGATTTCGTGACGGCCGCCCGTCACCGGTTTTCTCACAACGTCGTGTGTGTCGTATTCTTCGAGTGTCCAACCGCTGCCGGTTGCAATGTCAACAGTGCTGGCGCCGTCTGGCCCGTTGTTGGCAAACGTTACGCGGTAGGTCGTGCTCGCGCTAATGTTCTGCGTGTAGTTGGCTTGGTACAGCTCGATTGGTTGCCCGAAATTGGCGTACTCACACCAAAGGATCTGCCACGGGTTACCATTCACAGGCTCAGCGCCGGGATCGCTGGGCAACTCGCCCGTGCCGGGTAGCCCAGGTGCCCCGGGGAAAGGGTTTTCCGTTAGCGTTAGCTTCAGCCAGTAGTCAACGGCAACCGTCTGCTCGTTGTATTGACTGCTCGCCACTCTGACGGGGTCGGCAGTGCCGTGCCCGATGTCCTGAGCATTGCTGAAATTTGCCTCCTCACCAATCTTCCAGCCAAACGCACTGCCCTGCGTTGTTGGGCTTAGTGACCGAATCCCTGTAACATCACTGCCGCCGATCAACACGCGGTAATGCGTCACCTCAACAGTCAACAGGTAGTCGTACCACGAATCCAGATAGATACTGTACCCCGGTTGCCAGAATAGCCCCATCGGCCATCGGATGCCGCGCATTGTCATCGGCCACAAGTGCGAATTGCTGCCCAGCGTCGTAGAACTCGGGGCGGTCGGAAACAGGTACTTGAATTGATCCGGAAACCATCGGTAGGAGCCTGCAGGGTCGCCGAATTGCCTAGGCGTTTGACTCCACTTGCCGTGGTACGCTTCGCCGAAACTGTCGGCCTTGATTCGCATTGGATGCAACTTCAGTTCCCAATACGAATTCCCCGCCCCGTTGGTGCCTGTGGGTGTGCTTGTTGGGTCCCACGTGACGCAGTAGCCGTTCTCCGGCACGCCGCCGGGCTTTGGCTCGAAGCTTCCGTTGTAGCCCCAATTGCTCAGGCGTGAAAAGTCGAAGTCGGTGTTTGTCCACGCGGTGTTCTCGCCAAGGCTTTCAGTCGCCTGCGGTCCTTCAAAACGTGCCCACCGATAGATCGGGTCAGTCAGTGCAGGAGCACACAGACAACACCTGCCAATCATGGTCATGGCGTGCCCCTATTCACAGTCCGCTGCGGTCGGTTGCCATTCGCCATCAATCCAGCCCACGCGCAAAATTTGCCCGGATGCAAAGCTCAGATTCTCGAATCGGTTGGTCACTTCAACGTTTCGCCCTGAGTCCTCGTAATCGCCGCTGCTGTTCTTCTGCCACACGCTCAGGGTTGCAGTTCCCGGGCTGGTCGCAAACGATGTCGCCGCCGCCAGTGCTCCGTCTAGCTTGCCTGTCAGTTGCAACGGCTCCACTGTCTGCGGGCCAGTAAACCGTGCGAGAATCGCCGCCACCGCCTGCGCGAGTTGATTCAGCGCGGCAGCGGTAAGCACCTGCCCGCGTTGAAATGTCGGCGGGTTGCGGTCGCCGATTGTCATACGGTCGCACTCCACAGCAAATTGAAATCAAAGGTTTTGTACATTGGCTTCAGCCCGGGCCATGACACCGGCTTGTCATAAGCCCCGGTATCATCACGCCATTGATGATTCCAGCCGTACACGGTGCCGCTGCCTGCTGCGCCGTCTGCACTTGACACAAGGTTTTTTTGAGCCATCTCGGTAAACCTCAGCGTCAACTGTCGCGTGCCAACTTGCAACTGCATGTCAACCGTGGTCTCATCGTCCACGCCTTCGAGCAACAGCGTCTCTGCTGCAAACGTCTGCGGACTCCCAGGCAGCCTGCAGGGTAACTCGTTCACACATCCCTTTGCGTTGCCAATGGTGACCCACGGAACCTGCCGCACCTGCGACCACTGCACAACGTGCCCCGTGATCGACTGGCCCAGCACCTGCCGAATATCTGGCGGCAACGTATCCTGATCGCTCTGCCACACCATTGCCCGGCTAACAACTTCGCGGAACTCAACGTTGCTGGATTGGTTGTATTTTGCAAACGTCCCGGACGGCAGCGAATCACCCTGATTTGGGTCCACCTGTTCTAGTTCGTTCGGCGTTAGTGGTGTGTATCCGATTGTAATTTTGGCTAGCGCGTCGTGCGTCAACTGCTGCGTATTTGGGTCGCTGATCGCTGCCTGCGTTGGCTTGTTCACAATGCGGTCAATTGAGAACGTGTCTGCCAGCACTCCGGGCCAGTCGTTAGAGTATGACGCAGGCAGCCCAAACGGACCTGCAACGAAATGATGCCGCACGAACTGCCAGCGGTCCGCAAACGCCGTCAGAAACACGCGCTGAAACGTGAACTGCCCGGACCTGTTTCCAGACTCAATCGGGCTGTCCTCGTGCTCTTCAAAGCTTGGATAGCTCATCGTCACGCCCTCACTGCAGCACCATCATCTGCGGTGCCTTTGTTGCTGCTAACTGCTGCTCTGCAATTCCGGTCTGTTTCTGCTGCTCTGCTAGTTGCTGCAGTGCAATCTCTTGCGTCTTCTTTGTTAGTGAATCCTGCACCCGCTGAAACGCCTGCAGTGCAGATCCTCGCTGCGCTGCAATAACTTTTAGCGATTCAGCAGCCTGCCCCAAAATGTCTGCCGAATCTTCACCTACAGTTGCTACACCAGCCGCCGCAAGTGCCGCACTCGGTGGCATGACTCCACTGCCAGCCTTTGGCATTTCTTGAGCCAGTCGTGCCGCCTGTCGCTCTGCCTCACGCTGCGCAATTTGCGATGTAATTTCGTCCGCCATGCTGTTTAGTGCGGTAGTTGTTGGGGCTGCAAATCCGGTAAACTCTTTAAATTGCTTTTGCTGTGCCGCTGGTATTTCCAGCATCTCATCAGACAGCCCAGCCTGATACGCCGCCCACTCCCCCAACTGCTGCCCTGCCCGTGTGATTTCGGCGATTGAATTCTGCACGGCAATGCCGACGTTTTCGGCCATTGTTCCGGCGTTGTCGCCGATCCACTCAAATGCCGCTGCAGCGATGGATTGTATGTCCGCGAAGATATCCCGCCAGTTGTCGCCGATGCTGGCAAACACCACGCCCGCCGCAATACCCACGTTTTCAAACTGATCCTTCACAGATGTGAACGCATTGCCCGCACTCGTTGCAAAATCCCCTACCGTCTTGCCGATCCCCTCAAAACTGCCAATGGTGTTGCTCGCCCACTCTAGCAGTTTATACCCAGCCGGGAGTAGTGCCTCGCCAATCTCTCGCACCAGCATTCCGAGTTCTTCATTGACATCACCGGCCGCATTACCAAACTGCACCATCGGGTCTGCCATCGCTTCAGCAGCGCCGCCGAATTCCTTTTTCAGCTCTGCAAGAATCAACTGCTGTGCGCCCATTGTGTCGCCAGCGTTGACCATTGTGGCAATCTGGTCTTTTTGCTGCTGCGTGAATGCCACGCCTACGCGCTGCAGTGCAGTCACACCCTTAATTGGATCGTTCAGGGCTTTCCCGATCTGGACCACGCTGCTCTGCAGGTCCTGCCCCATAACGGCAGACAGGTCTTGTGCGGCTGTTGTGGCGTCTTTGAAGACGTCGCCTTTGATGTTGGTGAACGATGCTAGTACGCCCATCGCGGAGATGGTGGCCTCGTCGCCGTAGTTGGTCACCTGCTGCAGGTCTGCAGCCATCCGCTTCAGTTCATCGGCAGTAAACCCTGCTGCGTTGCCGGTCGCATTAAGCACGCTTTCCAACTTGCGTTCGGCGGCCATCTGCTCGCCCGCTGCTTCGGCTGCGTTCTTTGCTGCCAGTCCCATTGCAGCGATGCCAACAATACCACGCATTGACGTAGCGGCCGCACCCATACGTCGCACGGCCCCGGCAGCCTTTCCGGCCATTGCCGTTAGCCTGCCCATTGCTGAGTTGGCTTTACTCGCGGCCGTCTCCACCTTGCCAATGCCGGAAGCGGAAAACAGCACCTGTGCTTCTTCAACGGTTGTTGCCACCGAGGCTTTCCTCTCGCCAAATGTCCTCCGGGCACCACATGCCACAGAAGACAAGCGCCTGATACATGGTCAGTTTGCCGATCTGGTCTGGCGTCCAACCGTGTTTTTCTGCCAGCCCGCGAAATATTTTTGCCCACGGAACCGTTCTGCGACTCGGCAGGTTCAGCCCGGTGTCTCCGTCGGCGCTTTTGAGTTTCCCAAAATGTCCTTTTCTTCGGCTCTGTGAATCGCCTGCACGACTGCGGCAACGTCTCCGAACCACGCGATAAAGTCACAACCCAACTGGACAGCCTGCTCTGCTGTTGCGTTCGGTGGAAACTGATCAGGGTGATTGACTGACAACGCCTGCCAGACCGACCACGCCAGCCCCCGGAAGGAATGGTCGAATCGGTCTTCGTCTTGCATCGTTGCAATCTGCGGCCGTGCTGCCACTTCCGCTGCAACCTTGATTGCCGCCTCGCGTACACGCGGATTGGAAATCTTGTCAATGCCCTCAAACGCCGAGCCAGGCCGCTGCAGGATTGCAGATTCCTTCGCCGCGTAGTTCTCCAAGATTCGCACAGCAAGGCTGTACGTTCTGCCGTCTTTGGTCAACTGTACGGTTCGCCGTCCGCACAGGTTGAAAATACCGTCCGCCATCGGTTGTGCCTTTCAGATCAGACAATTGAGAATGCAGTGCCAGACGATGCAGGAACACCCTGCCCGTCGAATGCGTAGTCAATCGCAACCGGATCACCGCTGTCGGCGTCAAATGTGATTGGCCCCACGTTTGTGATGATGATGGTTCCGCTGATGTAGTCGCCAGCGCCTGCGTGAAATTGTGCTGCAACCTCATCGCCACGCTTCAGCGGCTGCCCTTCGCCGTCATGCAGCATCACAGTAACACTGCCGCTCCACTCGCCAGCGCCCAGCGTTGTTTTGCGCCAGCCCCCGGTTGAGTTGCTGGCGAACTTGCCGGACGCACCGCCAATGGTCAACTCCCATTTCCCGGTGTGCACTTCTTCGGCTGGCGTGCCGCCGGTCTTGAATGTCATGTCTTTGCCGGTGAAAACATTGCCTGCTGCCATTGCTCAGATCCTTTCAGGGCTTTGCTGTTGCTGATGCATTCAGCCCCAGCTTGAGGCTGCTTGTTGTGGTTGCGACTCCCAGCACTGTGACGTAGTTGCCGCTTGTCAAATCTCCGACCGGGGCAATGCCTCCGGCTGTTGTGCTCACGCAGTACACTTCGCCTGCTGTCATGACTGCAGACAATGTCAGGCTGCCGTATTGTGCAACAATCAGCGGCTGCCCTGCAGCGGCTCCATGCGTTGCAATTCCGATTGCTGCTGATGCTGCTGCGGCGTCTGCGTCGGCGGGCTTGTACTTTCCGGAATCGGCAGCGTCGGCGTACACCGGCTGGCCTGCTGTGACTGTCGCACCGGCAATGCCTTGATACGTTTTCGTTGTCGTAGTCTTCAGCACGTCCGCTGCTGTGATCGTCAAATCTGCCATGTCACCCAACTCCCACGTGATTCATTCGCAGCGTCACGCTGTGCTGCCACAGCCCGGTTTGCTCGTCCTGGTTTCGTTCGATCATTCCATCTGGTCGGCAGTCTGTTACCTGCACACCTTCACTGCTGAATGACTGATCTGCCCAACTGCTGATGATTTGTTTTCCGATCGCCTCACTGCGGCCGTAATCCGCGCTAATCGCGGTTAGTTGTACGCCCGACTGGTACCCACGCGCTGAGTTCGTTCGCCAGTGCGGCTCCGTCGTGATTTCAAAAACCACGCAGTCGTCGAACTCGCCGTCATCGTCTTCATCTTCCGCGAACTCCTCCGACTGCTGCACAATCTCAGCGGCCACGCGGTCTGCAGGCACAAGCGCAGACAGTGCAGCCGTCTGGCTCCACCATTCGCACACTAGCCTGTCAATCCCCGTGTCCATGTCATGTGACCTTTGCTGTCCGTTTCGCGCCGCGTCGCATCTTCTTCAGTTCTGCCGCCATTAGTTTTGCCAGCATTCGCTTGTTGCGATTGTAGCTTGGTTTGAGAAATGGCCGCGCCGTGCCGTCTTTCCTGTACTCCCACATTGCCATGTACCGGGCAATTCGGACATCCACAAACGTCTTTGCCATCGGCTTGCGTTTGCCACCCAACAACGTCTTGCCGTGCACCTCCGCAGCCCTGATTGAGTTGCGGCCTGTGCCTGTTCTCATCTTCGGCGGTTCGCCGGGTTTGCTCGCTCCTTTATCGCCACCTGCCTGCAGGATCTTTGCCCCGGCAACCTCCCCTGCTATCCGCTCCTTTGTCAACGTGTCCGTGCGAATCACTCGCACGGTTGATTTCGTTCTTTGCTTGTATGCCCTCGTGATCTTTTTGCGTTGTGATTTGTACGTTCGCTTTGCTGTTTTCTTGACGCGCTTTGCGGCTTTCTTGACTGACTTGACTGCCGCTTTTCGCGTCCGCGTTACTGACCGTTTGACTGCCTTGACTTTCTTGGTGGCAGCCTTGACCGTCTTAGCTCTGAGTTTCTGATATGCTGTTTTCTTGCGTGGCATTGGATGCAATTCTCTGTGCTCGTCGCCTCACGTTTGCTGCAATCTTTGCGTCTCTCCTGGCTGGTATGTATTTCCTGCTGACTGTCTGCCGTGCAATTTCTTTCAGTCGCAGCGATGCGTTATTCACCGCCTGCTGCGACTGCTTGCGGATCTTTGCCAGCAGCCGATCCTTGCCTGATTTCTTTCGCTTCACGGTCAATCGGATCGCTCCAGAATCAGGTACGGCAAATCAGCCCTGGTAAACCCTTGCTCCAATCGCGTGATGCGATACGAACGGCCGCCACTCTGAACCAAATCCATTGCCGCCAGATTCTCCGGGATCGCCTGCAGCATCAGATAGAACTCGCCAGCCATTCGCCGCCGCTTCCCGTCTTCTGTGGTTGTCAATTCTGCAGAAGACTGGAACCACTTTGCACGCACTGCTGTGTCTTTGCTGCTGTCGATGTACCGCCGCTGACCGGCTCGCGTGCCCTGTGGCTGGCGTCGTGTCAGCGTTACGGTTTCCGGCAATTGCTCGTGGCAGTAGTGTCGTTGCAGCCCTGTTTCGGCGGGGTCTGAGTACTGCACAACCCATGTCGAAACATCGACTCCACGTTTCAGCCTGAACGTATCGCCCGGGCTGACTGTGGTTGTTACTCGTGGCGTCCAAATGTGTGCACGTCGCACGGTCTGCCGCTCTACCTGCTCAATGACTCGAACAGTTCGCGATAACGCCGCACCGGCCGAATTGATCCACGTTACCTGCTCGCCGAGTTCTTCGGTGTTCAGGATCGCGCAGGCGTCTTCGGCCATCTGTGCACGCAGGTTCATTCGTCGCCGCCCTCATCGTCTGCACTGGCTGCAAGTCGACGGGCTGCAGGCTTTCGCGCTGCTGCCGCTTCCTCAATCTTCACGTAACCTAGGGTGGCTGCTGACTCAATCGCTGCAAGCGAATCGCCAGACAGCTCAACGCTTACAACCTCCTCGCCGGTCACCTGCAGAATATCACCTGTGGGCAGGCGTGTTCTGAAGTGCCGTTGATTGGTCATTTTGTTGCGGCCTGTTGCAGCCGGTCCCAGCGTCAGGTTGTATCGTGCCATTTTTCAAATCCTCCCGCCTCAAAAATGCTGCCGATCCGTGGCGGCCGGACCGGCAGCCACAGGAGCTGCGCTTGCTCCTGTGTTGATTGCCAGCCTGCTATCAGGTCGTCAGCGTGGTGAGCACTGCCGTCCACCACGCGAAATACCCGATGTTGTAACGGGCTTCAGTGGCGAACTTCACGTCCTTGGTGAGCAGGTCGTCCATGCCGTACATGTTGCGCTCCAGCGGCTGCCGCTTCTGGAACACGAACGGCTTCACCGGGTCGCCGGTCTTGAACAGGTAAAACTTGACATCGCTGGTCAGGTACGCGCTGCTCACGATGGTCGGTCGATCCACGACAACGTTCGTGCTGTTGCCAATCAACTGCGATTCAATTGCGTCGTAGGCAATGTCACGCAGTGCCAGCGGCACCAGAATTGTCAAATCAGACATGCGGCTCACCGTGGGTCGGTGGTACAGTTTGCCCTGATCGTTTTTGAAGCCCAGCATTTGCTTGACAGCGGCACGCAGAGCAGTTTTGAACTCTGCAACCGTGACGGCTGAAGTGCTGCTGACTGTGCTGGTGATGTCGTTTGACTGACTGCCCGAGCTGCCCCACGAATGGTCAGTGTCGAAGAAATACTGCCCGTCGAAACAGGCTGTGCTTTCACCGTTGGCCAGTGCGTCAAAGAACAACTCATCGGGATGATGTGCTGCCTCAATGCCCATCTGCTCCAGCACCGGGCCATACTGCCCCAGGTTGTCGTCGGCAAGGTCGGTTTTCTTGATTGCCAAACTGGATTCCCACAGCTTGTTTTCAATCACGAAATTCGCTGCACGCAGTTCGCTGAACTGGCGTTCTCCCAGCCACTCGCGCACGCCCGGCATTCCGCCGAGCCATCCGTACTTTTCGGAAGAACGGCTGCTGCTGGCGTCGTAGCAGACGGTCGGGTAAAACGGGGCAGCGGCTGCAATCCCGTTGTCGAACTTCGCTGTCAGGTCGCGCAGTTTGATCTGCGCTGATGCGATATCAAGACTCATGATTCAAACCCTTTCAGAGTGTGTATGCGGAAGGCTGTCAGATTCAGACGCTGGTCTGGATGCTGACGTAAACCTGTGTTGAGGAAACGAAATCCGTGCAGCGGCCAATCAGGCTTGTGCTAGTGCCGCTTGCGGTGGCAGTGTAGTTGTCGCTCGCGTAGATCGCGTCGCCAACGGTCGCCTGAGAGAAGCCTGAGCCAGTGACGAGCACCTGCCCTTCGGTAATCAGCTCAACCGACAAATCGCCGGCAGATCCTCCGGAGTTGTCGCACTGCTGATACACGATGCCTGCGAATGCGTTTGCACCGCCGTTGTCATCGTTGGTAACGTAGCCGGTCGATGCGTCGTAGAACGCAAACGTTCCTGCGTACAGGTTGACTGCAGCAGCCTTTCCGGAAGTCAGGTCTGCGCCTCGTCGGGTCAGCACTTGATTTGCTGTAACGGCCATTGGTGAACTCCTTTCAGTTCAATTTCTGAAGGCCGTCTGAAATCCGACGGCTGCGGATGTACTGTTCTTCCGTGACGGTGATGTGCTCGCGATACTGCGCGAACTCTGCACGGTATTTTGCATCAGGGTCTGGCTGTGGCTCTGGTGCCTGCTGGATGATGCCGCCGCGCTTGGCGGTCAAATCTCGTAAGGCAGCCTGCGTGTCTGCCACGCTGAAACCCGCGTCAATGAACTGGCCGAACTTGTCGCCATGCCCCGCCAAGTCGCACAGAACGCGGATCTGCTTCGCTCGCTCACGCTCTGCGGCAATTGGGTCAACGGACAATGTGGCGTCCACTGGTGCGGCGTCTGGGGCTTCTGCTGGTGTTTCAGCCACCGGCTCAACGTCGGCAACTTCTTCGGCAATGTCTTCTGCCTGCAGTTCCTCCGTTGTTGCCAGTTCGATTTCCTCAACCGGAGCCTCTGCGGCTTCCGGTGCTGCTGTGTTAGTGCTCACGGGCGGAGTCTCCTGATTGGCAAAGTAGCGGTCAAGAAAAGCGTTAATGCGTGCCCTCACCGCTGATTCAGGCGCGTCGCCAAAGTATGTGCTCAGCAGGGCTGTTGCCTGTGCTGGTAAGTTTCGCAGGTCTGCATCCATTGAGAACAGGCCGCCACGTGTGGCTGCCGGATCGTCTACGATGTCGCCTGCACGTACGCCGGTGAAACGCATTGGCCATCGCTCCGGCTTGTCCTCGCTGCTGTTGCGTTCCCATTGCTGCAGGTTCATCATGTCGTTTTGAACGTGCAGGCTAACCCCGAACGCTTCCGGATCGCTTTCTGCCAGATCCATGACATACGTTGCTAGGTCACCCTGTGGGCTGGTAAATGCTGCATCTGCTATGTGCAGGTCTCCGCGTAACTTGTCGCCGTCCACGCGTAGGTTTTTCCATCGCCCCAAATAGCTGCCCATTCCATCGCTGCTCATGTTGGGGTGCGTGTAGCGGGCTTTGAGCCCGTTGCTGGATCGGCTCGCCAGTTCTTGTGCCTGCTGTAGTGTTTTCAGGTCAACCGAAAACGGGCGGCTGTCGTTGATGTCGCCAACCTGCATCAGGTTTGCGCCGAAAATCACACGGGCTTTTCTGTCTACACGTGTCGGCGTTTCGCGCGTTGCTTCCGTGCGAAATAGTGCAGCGTCTGGCGCTGTTGTGAGTTTGTGCATTATCATTGCTCCTGTGGCACAGCGTCTGCGGGCTGCTGGTCTGCAGGCACGTCTTCTGCTGGCTGTGAGTCTTGCGGTGCTGCGTCCGTTGTGCTTTCGCCTGGCTTAACCAGTGTGATCGGGGCACGGACATTGCCAGTGCTCTGCCACGCCTTGCGGGCTTCGTTTGACATTTCCGGCAGCCCCATTTCCTGACGGAATACGGCTTCGTCTGTCATCTGCGAAGTGATCGCACCAGCACGCACGCCAACGCCGTATGCGTCGAGGCGTGCCTTTGTCGCCTGTGATGCGTCGCCAGCATTTCCGCCGCTGTCACCGCCCAGCCCTAGCTCCTTGCGGTAGGCTGCCATGCGGGCTTCCATGTCCGCTTTCTGCCGCAACTCACGCTCGATCTGCTGCAGCGTCTCGTCGAAATCTCGCCCGCGTGATGCCAGTGATTCTGTCTGCGTGGTCAGTCCGGCTTCAATTGCCGCCACGTCTGCGCGGACTTCCTTTTCTGGGTCAACCCACGGCCACCCTGGCGGAATCCACTGATGCTGCAGGAAGTGATCGCGGTTTTGCTCGTAAATTATCGGGCTGATTTGCAATGCGCCCTGATACACGCACTGGTCAACGAATCTTGCCCACACCTTGCGGCAGATGCGTTCAATCAAGCACGTCTGCCACACTTTGAACGTGATGCGGCCATCAATCAGCGCCAATCGCCCGCCGCTGAAGTTGTTCGTGAATTGCTTCGCCAGCAGTTCGTACGGGTATCGCAGCGCTGCAGCCACTCCATGCAGTGACCATTCAACGTACGGAGCAAGCGTTGTGCCGGGTCGTGCAGGGTCACTAAACGTGATTGTCTCGCCGTCGCCCAGATACTGAATCGCACCCGGTGCCATGTCTTCCAGGTTGCTTTTGCTGCGTCCGGATTCTGCCAACAATACCGGGTCAGTAACGCCACCGATGAACGCACCGGTACACGCTGCAACCTGCTCCGCAATTAGATTCGCGTGCACAAAGTCTTTCAGGTCTTTCAGCCGCCCCATTGCCGGAGCTAGCCACGGAATACCGCGCAACTGCCCGGGCGTCTGCTCTTCAAAACAGTGCAGCAGGCTATCGAGGCTGACCTCGTCTTCGTCGAGGTTGTACGCGTGAGAATCATTCGGCAACGTCTTTGCCACGTATGCCGCGATTGGCTGCCCTGCTGAGTTCAACCGCATCCCCAGCCGCCGCGAAACGCCTGCGGCATTCTGTCGCACGCTGTGCAACTGGATTCGCTGCGGGTGAATCACCTGCACTGACAATGTGACCGGCTTTTGCGGGTCGTCGTTGTCATCCATCAGCAGCCATGATTCGCCGTAGATGCCATTGCAGCGCTCAAGCTGTCGTTGCTTATCCTCCCACCGCTCCAGCCGTGCCCACGTGGCAAACAGCCGCTCAGCCTGCGCGTTGAACTCCTCCGCCTGTGCAGGCGTAACCACACCGCGTTTTGCCACAACCCGCGATTGTGGGCGAATGCCGCCGCCAATCACATTATCCACGCGACCGTTGATGGCTGATGCGGCGTAGCAGTCGTTGCGGTACAAATCTTGTGCACGCTCAATCAACGTCTGCAGTTCAGCGCTGATTGCGTCGTTGCTGCTCAATCGTGACGGCAGCCACTTTTCCCCCCGGAATCGATCGTGGTCTGCGGCCTCATACGCGGCAAACGATGCCGCCGCACGGTCTGACATCATCATGCGTAGTTCATGATCCACGCGTGCACGGATTCGGCCAGCAGCGAACGCCGGAGCCACGCGTGCAATTATCGTGTCCAGCCGGGTCGGCCTCGCTGCGGCCCTGATGCGTTGCTGATATGGTGAGGTGTCAGCCATCGGTGAACCTCACATAGTTTCGGCTGCGCCCGAGTCCGCCGCTTGCCTGTCGTCGCAGGTCTGCTATGCGTGCGTCGAGTTCTGCAAGCCATGTCGACGTTGGTTCTTTCTGAACGGTCTGCCCGTCTACCGTGTACGTGACGACCGGAGCACCGGCGAGCAGCGCGGATTCCACGCGGTCGCGGAGGTTCTCAAAAAGCTCAAGACGTTCTGATGCCGATCGTGCCATGCGTGCATGATGCAGGATGCGTGGCAGGTCGGCAGCGGGGAATTCCAGTTGACTGGAAACGGCGCATGAAAAAACCCCGGGATTGCCGGGGTTTCGTGTGAGGTGTTGTGCGGGTCAGGCTGCCGTTTCAATCTCGTTTGTGATCGCGTCTTCGGTGGTCTCCGTTGCCACTGACGCCCCAAACGTCACCCGGTTTGTGTGACTTTCAAGGCACGCCAGCAGGTCCGCGTGTGCTGCTTCAATTGCTGCTGCCGGTGTTGCGGCTTCGATGTATCGCACTTCTGCACGCTCTTTGCAGTCCCACTCTCCGTGAATGTTGGTGAACTCAACCGCGACTTCTACTGCTACTCGGTAAAACATCGTTGCTGGCCTTTCGTGGCTGCGGGGTTTGTTGTGACTCGCGTTCATGCGTGTCGTGTCTGAATACTCTATCGTCAGAATGACGAGATGTCAATCAACCTTTTCGGGATTTTT